AGTTCTCCATCAAGTTCTATAATATTTCTAATGATGCTTAGTTCTTTTTGAATGTGAGACATTGAGAGAATTATACGTTCAGTTGAGCTTAGAAGAAATGGTTCAATAGAAGTTCCTGGATTACATAAAGCTCTCATACGTTCTCCGTCAAGTTTTGGCTGAACTATTACTGGCCAGGACCAACCAAACTTAGGATTAAGAAGTCTACGTTCTTCAAAAGGATAGCAAAGTTGTATTCCTGTTCTCTCTCTCATATTAGATCTTTCATGGCGAGTATATTAAGTGCCTTCTTATATTCTGAAGGACTTTGACAGATAGGTATGAGAGCTATCTCAATTGGAAGATAATCTGTATCAGGTAAGATGTAAAATTTTGATCTATGCTTTTTTAACCTGGTATGAGCAGCTTCTTCTTTGTGCTCAACAGCTTCCATGCTATTAATTGTCTTTAAGGCTCTTTTTTTATCAAAGACAAAAGGGCTTCTGAAATATTCAGTTGTTCTAAATGATTTCCAGTATATTCGATATTTTAGTTCCTGTTCCTGTTCCTGTTCCTGTTCCATATTATGCCTTATAACAGGAAGACCCGTTAAGATCTTCCTGTAAACGAATTGAGGGTTAATAGTTATATAACATACCTTTGTTTAAAAATTAAACACAGAAATCAGCTTCCTTTTGCCTCCATAAGTTTTTCTATCATTGCATCCTGCTCTTCATCAGACAGTTCTTTGAAATAGTTTTCAGTGGCTTTGTTCATATCTACAGGCAGACGTTCCATAGCAACTCCAGGATGGAATTTCTCAGCAAGTTCCAGAGGATCTCGGGAAGCTTCCAGATAGCTTCTCATAACACTTTGAAGTTTGATCTTCATCTGAGCCTTGGCAAAACCGTATACCAATTCTTCCCCGAACTTATCAACCATATCTGCCATATCAGCACCGAAGTTATAATAAATTCTCGCTGACTTTTTGTTCTTTTTTGCGTCAACAGCAATGTATCCAGTGTTATCAGGATCTGGATTCGGCATATCACAGATCTGCTCAATTTCAATTACTACGGTTTCTGCGGCTTCTGCGGCTTCTACATTTTCAGTCATAATTTACTCCTTATAAGAATTAAGATTAAAAAATTTAGTGACCAATTCACTCATTCAATTGGAACCATTTTACACCATCTATAAACAGGTGTCAATATCTATCGAGTAGTATAAAATCATAATGAAATTTATTAGAATGAAACCTTTCCAAATTTCTGAGTCACTCTAGAATTTCTTATATTTATAAGTTCATCTAATATATGTTGTTGAGATTTATCAAAAGTTTTATTTACATAAACTCTTTCAGTATAGTTTTTCTGATACTTCTTAGATTTTTCAGGAATTATCTTAACTTTTTTAGCTTTGATATAGAGATTTAATGCAAGTTTACGTTGTTCTGCTGCAAGGATATTTCTTTGATCTTTAGATAGTTTTGAGTTTTGAAGCTTATAAACTATTCTATCATGACGTTCTTGAGTATTCATTTAAGACCTCTCTTTTTTATGAAATCGTTTCCAGCATTCTTTCATATTATGATGATTTTTACACTTACTTATATCTGCAATCCAGTCACCGTTAAGATGATTGCAGGTATCTACGAATCCTGGAATCTTATAGCAACGATCTTGATCTGTTCTTAATGGACATGCAAGTCTTTCAATAAAAGATGGACGTTTTCCTGCAAGAAATTCTTCATAACTAACTCCCTCTTTATCCATATCAATCTCACCTACACCAGAAAGGATAATCTTACCGAGACCTATCTTATAACCAGTTCCTTTTTGATAGACTCTTTTAATATCATTTATTTTCTTTATTCCTGTAAAATCTTTATATGAGTAAGAATATTCATAAGATCCAGATCCATTACATTGACTACATATAACAGCTACTCCCGCTCCTTCTGCAAAATCTGAATATAATCCAGTTCCTCTACAAGCTGGACATTCTATTAATTTTTTTATATGTTTCATATTAAATTCCTTTTTGTAGTTCTTTCTTTATATCTTCAATAGTTTGATCGACAGATATTTGATTAGATTCAATTGTCTGATGTTTAACTTTTCTTGCAGCATCTTTCCACTTTTGCTTAGAAAGTGATCTAGAATGAAAGAATGTCATGGCTTCTTCTATAGTCTGGAAAGATTCTATATCTGAATTCTTTACAATCTCTGACAGAAACTTAACAGCTTGTCTAACCAGCCCACTTCGAGTTTCTGCCAGAGGAATGTTTTGAGATTCAAAAAATAATCCTATATTTGCGAGATCTATCTTACTACAACTGACAGATACTGATAAGTTCCGCTTCACTTTAATTATCCTTTGTTTAAATTTTGAATATAGGTTGATGTTTGAGAGCCGGTTCGCACCTTCAGAAATCCTGGCATTTGAAGTATTATAGTGCGTATATTTAACGGCCAGTCGGCTCGGTTTAGTTATGTTATTTATTTAGTTTCTGAAGTTGCTTTAGCTTTTTCTTAAGATCTGCCAAGCTCTGATTTGACATAGATTCATCTTCTTTCTGCATGATAACATGTTGAATCTTTTGAATTTGAGTATTAGTCATGGCGATATCTTTTGCCTGTTTAGCTTCATTTAACTTAACCTTAATAATATATTTTACAATCTCAAATTTTAGTTCCAGAATTGAACTTTTAGAACTCCTTTCTGTCACAAAGCTTTCTTCTTCCTCTAACTTTATATTCTTATTTAGAATCTTTGCCAGATCATCTAATGAGAAATTTTTAAAAGAGGCGGTTAAAGGAACATCCCAAAGATCTTCTACTGTTAAACTACCTTTGACAGATGCAAATCTTAATTTCATTCTACTTGCTTTTTCAAACATAATACTTTCCTCCATTGTTAGAAATTGATTTTAATAGTTCTTGAAAAATCTCCCCTGACTACACATAATATAGAGTTTTTTTGCGTAGAAGAGAATCCAAGCCCACTAAGTTGTTTAGAACTTTCTTTTACCGACATCTTAGATCCTAAGACTTCAAATACTTTTCTATGTTCCAGAAGATCTTCTTTTAAAAACTCATTGAAGAATCCTCTTACTTGCTTATCTGTCTTACATTTATTTAAGATAAAGAAATAGTGTTTGTTTCCTGTGGCTTCTCCCCAATGATTAGGTGAGTTCATAATCATATTTACTTTATGAAAACTTCCTGTTGGTATATTCCAGATATCTTTATCTTTAGAAATACTCGGTAAAGTTGATAAAAATCTTATTCCATTCTTTCTAGTAAACTCAAAGTTAGCCACTTTAACTTTTTCTTTAACCTTTCTGTTATAGTTAAAAAAAGTTGACTTTCCCTCATAAGATAGCTCAATCTCAAATCCTGTATCTATATGCTCTCTTAACGTATAGTTAACTACAAAAATCTCATAAATTCCTTCAATCATTCTATTCTTATCTGTCCAAGCAATATTTTCTACTGCATTTCTAGAAGTTTTAGGGCCGTTAGGAGTTACATTCATATCTACATCAAGATAACCAGTTGTTTTAGTATTTTTCCTGTTATCAAAGAATATATGATGACCTCCTTCTGGTTCTTTGATATGAAGATCAAGATCATCATAATTATACCATGCTAATGAACATCTGAGAATTGCATCTACATTCCCTCCAGCTTTCTTAACCTTTGCTTTAATAGAATCTGTTACATCTCCATTATAAGTCCATGAGAAGTTATTATTCCATTTAAAGATATTTGAGGTATTAGGAGTTTCTGAAGTGATGAGACTCATAAGATTCTTTTCATGACGATTCTCAAAGAAGATTTTAATTTCTTCTGCTTTTGGCAGGATATCTTTAATGAAAGTTTGAATACTTACATTCTCTACATTATTTAGATTCTTAAACTTTTCAGGAGTATCTTCTACTAACTGATCAAAGATATTTTCTGATTGATAGGAAGGATTATTTGTAAAGAGAATATTATTTACTGAAATATCTGACTGAACTGCGAATCTTCGATGAAGTGCTGATTCAATCCCAAGTTTTTTGATCTGCTTCTCTGCTTTTCGTACCATATCTTTAGTAATAATGGCGGAGGAGCGCTTATAATTAGTAGGAGCTACTTTAGATTCAAACATCTGAACAGCATTATCTAAACTTACCCCTGTTGAGATATCTGATATGAGAGTTCCTATGACAGTATTTCTAAACTTAGCAATACTTTTTAATTTCTTAGAAACTTGCCAACAATAGTTATCCTTATCAGAAATTTCTATTAAGTCATATTCATTCTTACACTTAAGAAATAACTCAACTACTTTCTTATGCTCTGCTCCTCGATATATTGAGTTTTGATTTATAAGATCCAGAGCGGTATTAATAGCTTCTGTTGAGAATTCTTTTAGACTTCTTTCAAATACATTCTTATTACTAATATCATTTGAGATCTGAGTGCCGATAGAATTACTTTGCAGTACAAATCTTTTAGGTAGTTTTAAAAAGAAGTGATCCCAATAAATATGCTTACCATCTTCTAAGAACTGTATATCATTATCAGCTCCCAGCTGGTCTTCAAAATGATAGAATGGTGAGATAATCTTTGCTGACTTAACTAATTTTGCAAGAGCATTTGCAACTGGTTGATATCTTCCACCAACATCTATATCCCAGATACTGATCAGCTTATTATCTCTAATTCCTACCATATTACCACAAGTTCTGATAAATGATTTGCAACACTCACAGTCATGCTCAGTACGAGTTTTATATATCTCATTCGTACCGGGCAGAAAACTTCCGAGATATGTATCCCAGAGATTTTCCTTACTCACATCTGTCATAAACAGTGCATAAGTTTTCATACTTTCAAACTGTTCATCTACCTTCATCTTAAATTCGCTAAAGTTCTGCATAAATTCCCCCTTTGTTTAAAATTTGAATGTAGTTATAAGTATCTACTGGCAGCTAAGGATTGATAATAGAATGCGTGCAGAAATCCTATACTATAATCTTTCCCAATCTTCTGCATATGCCATGCCCAGATAGCTCTTCCACTTCTTCCATTTCCATCTGTAAATGGATGTAAAGATTCATATTTATTATAAAGTTCAAAAGAAGTTAAGTCTGTTTGGTTTAGAAGATTTTTAACCAATTCTGCCATATTAGGATTTCCATAAGGTGGGATATAATCTCCTACCCGAATATTCATTCCTATCTTATCTCGAAGAACTGCCCCTGGTTGATAGATATCTACGAATTGCTTTAGATCGTCTAATGTGATTATAGGTAGAGATACAAAACGTAAATGTTCTAAAATTTCTAAATGCTTAGGAGGTCTTATAATTCCATCAATCTCATTACTTTCCTTTATAAAAGCTTCTACTCTCATATAATCTCCATAAATGTCTTTGTTTAAAATTTGAATGTAGTTATGATTATGATTATGATTATCTTCCCTGTCGTAGTTCAAGAGCAATCTGATCACGTTTAGATATCTTTTTCAAGAAATACTTGACATCTCCAATCATCCAGGTATATGATATGATTAGATAGCTGAAGACTGAAATAAGTATTAGGCTTTTTATAATTCTTCTCATAATCCTTTCCTCTTGTTCATCTTAAAGGTTTTACTTCCACATCTATGTGAGTAGTGATAACGATTGAGAGTTTTCCCAGTAGTACTTCTAACTTTCTGTGATAATAACCGTGATATAAACGCATATATTGATTTTTGATTCTTACTCATGTATTTCTCTCCTTTTTTATTAGTATAACTTATGATAATTAGGTTCTAATTTGAAGAATATCTCACAGATATTATCATCTGTAAGATATTCATTCATCTTATTCTATTTATTTCTCCTCTTATTAATAGGAAATGTGTACTTAACTAAACCAATTTCTAAGGCATCTTGTAATGATCCTTTAAAATTTAAAGCTAAGTCACTTAGTTCATCTTTAATTTCTCTTATCTTATATTTATATTCTCTACGATCTTCTAACAATGCTTTTATTATTTCTATATAGTCCGAGTTTTTCATAATCCTTAGCTCCTATTTATTCCATAGTAATTTTACCTGCTATAATCAAGCAGTGATCTACCCAGTCATTATAAGGTTCTACTTTAACAATTCTTAGCCACTTTTTATCATTGCTAAGTGGATCTTGAATATCCATAGATACCTCAATTTCAATCGTTGTGTTATCTGGCCAGTCTTGCAAGGCGGCTAATAACTCACTTTTAGTCATAGTTATCTCCTATTCCATTGTTACCCTACCTGCGTATAACAGGCAATGATTGTTAGGTTCTACGTTATCTATTACTGTTTCTATTTCTGCTATCTCAAACCATATCTTATCATGACATTTAGGATCATCTATGTCTATTGGTATAGACATTTCAATCTTCGCATTTTCTGGCCAGTCTTCTAACGCTTTTATTAATTCACTTTTCGTCATAACTTCCTCCATTGCTTATTATTATTATTACCTATAAAACCTATCTCACTTTCATAATCTCATCATATCACAATTATCACCAATTGTCAATAAGATGCGATTCTAAGAGAGTTTTTATCCTCATTATTCGCTCTATTCCATTCCATTCTTCATTCATAATCCAAACGTAGGTATGATGACGTAGATCTGATGATGTAGGTATGGATGTGATCTGAATTCCGCTCAACTATCTTTGGCCCAGAGCTCTGCCTCCCTGATTGGTCTTATCACCAATATCACCCATATCACCCACAGCCCCTCTCTTAGGTACAAATCCATTTAAATGTAGATTTGAGAATCTGTGTTCAATTGGTGAACATAGAGTGAGAGTAGATTCTCCTTCTTCCTTCCCCTTTTCCTTATATATATCTCTTAATAGGAGAGATAGGGGTTTAAGGGTTTCCTCTTTTATATATATTTCTAAGAACACCTATACCTACCTAAGGACACCCTTACCCACCCTCCTGCGTTTGGGCACAATTGCCCCTAGGGGAGGGCCCATGGGTGATACTAGTGATACGGGTGATACGCATTCATTCTTCGCTCTCACATCTCTCACCCTCAGCATAGCTCCGCGAGGGCCGGCCGGTAAGGATCAGCTCCGCTCTTCCACTCCGCTCTTCATTCACAATTTAAACATAGTTGGCATGTTTCAGACCAATCGCTTACTCATGGAGATCAGGAATATTATTAGTGATTAGTTTACCTAAATCTCATCATCATCTCTATCTGTGATTCCTGTTCCTGCTCCCCGCTCTGCTTTAAGTGCCTCCAGCAATTCAATTTGCCTATCCAACTCAGCGTCAGTCATAGCGGCACTGGTAGCAAGTGCATTTGCGGCTTCCTGACTAACCATCACCCTCCAGCTAATTTCCTGCCCGTCATAGGTCTCTTTCAACCTTTTCTCATTCAGCTTTTTCATGCTTGGTCTGGCGCTTACTTTCATAGCGTCCCATGCTTTTCTAACAAGCGTCTCAATTGGCATACCTTCAAAATCCACTATCGGGCATATAGCCGGATTCGTCGATTCATCTAACCGTACGTTAAAATAAGCGCTATGTACCAGATTCTTAATTCTACCTCCAACTATTTCTACCTTATCCCATTTACTCATGATAGTTCTCCTTATATCTCTTCTGCTCCTGCTCTCCATGAGTAAACGATTGACCTAACATTCCGTGTATGTTTAAGGACATGTCACCGTGGCTCACTCCTCACATCGTTACATGTGTCTGGTAGCGCTTCCCGATGAAAACATACAAACCTTATGACCGGCTAGCTTTCACCCACTCGGTATTTATCAAAGAACCTTCGTAATGTTGATTGCATCATAGCATAATTCACCCTAGTTGTCAAATACATGTATCTATATTCCCATAGATATCACTTATGATGGTTTATATTTCTCTCATAATATGTCTATCCACCGTGATATCCTATAATAGGTTAGCTATATATGTAAACCAAAAGGGGGTAGATGGTTCTGAAATTCCCCAAACAACAATACTCACAAAATTTTCTAGAATCCCTAATGCCACCATTCATAGGAGCTCTCCCGGGAGGGAGAGAGATCTCTGCAGAAGCCTTTTGGGCCAACTCTTCTATCCCTCTCATTCTTCCTTCAGCTATCTGCGTTTAAATTTTGAATGAAGGGCGTGGAATAGGAGATCGGGAGATTGGGAGATGTGAGTATGGTTATCTAAAAATTTCAACCATAAAATAATGCTTGTTGACAACTGCTTACAGTTATGATATGATTTAATCATGAGCAGAGATATGAAATATACGGATTCGAATAGAGTAAATGTGCGGAAAATGGCTCCAGGTAAATTTCGTAAAGTATACACCGTTGCTGAAATGAGCAGCAGACATCATGAGATTGCCAGGCTTTTAGTTCTTGGAATGTCTAATATAGATATTGGAAAGCATCTTGGGGTAACACCGATGATGGTTTCTAATGTTAGGAATTCTCCAGTTGTCCAAGAACAGATAAGTTTTCTCAGTGCAAAGAAGGATGCTAAGGTATCACAGATTGCTGAAAAAATTGCTGAGACTCTCCCGAAATGTGTTGATTATTTAGCTGGAACTATTGATGATGAAGAGCTTAGTGGTTCTCTCCGAAGCAAGAATGCTTTTGGACTTCTCGCTGCAGGTGGTCACGGAGCTACGAAGAACGTCAATGTTAGAGGAACTCATGCTATCCTCACTGCGAGTGATATTCAAGATATCAGAGAGCAGGCAGAGAACATTGGAGTATCTAATGGTTTCGTAATTGATGGAGATGATATTTAATGGATAGTGATGTAAGAGATATATTAGTCAGATGTGCTTCGAATACAGCTTTTCATTCTAAGTTCTTCTTCCCTGATATCTTTCGAACACCCTTTCATAATCTTCACAGAGAGATCTTAGATAAAGTAGATTCCCCAGAAGAAAGGGTAGTTGTAGCGGCTCCTCGAGGGATTGGAAAAACTTCCATTATGCTTTATGGTTTGGCCAGTCGTAATATCCTTTTTGAGCAGAAGAAATTTATCGTATATCTATCTAACAGTGCTGAGAATGCTGTGCTTCAGACTGACTCACTCAAGCATGAGCTTCTGAGTAACCCTTTGATCAGGAAATTTTTTGGAAGTATTAAGACCCGGAGAGTGGAAGAAGAGTATGAAGAGCAATTTTCAAAGAAGGCCTGGATAACTTCCGGTGGCACGATGGTTCTTCCACGTGGAATGGGGCAACAGATTCGAGGACTNCTCTACCGTTCACGTCGNCCAGATCTTATTATCATAGATGATTATGAGGATAAGGATGAGATCATGAATGAGAAGATTCGAAAGAAGAATAAAGANCGTTTCTTTTCTGANGTCATGAAGTGNATATCTCGCTATGATAATGATTATAAGTTTGTATATATAGATACTCTCAAACATGAAGATGCTNTGCTTCAAGATCTTTTAGAAGCTTCTGAGTGGTCAGGAATCTGCCAAAGTGTCTGTGATGATNATTATAACTCACTTGCTCCAAGTTTCATGACTACTGAGGAAATTAAGAAGGAGGTTAAAGATCATGAAGAAAAAGGACTTCTTGATGTATTTTACAGAGAAATGCGGAATATCCCTGTGGCAAGTTCTAATGCTACTTTTAAAAAGGATTACTTCAAGTATTACCAGGAAGGAATTCTTCAGCTTACAGTTAACGTGGAAGAGCCTTCTGAGACATCTGCTGGAAAAATTGAGAAACTTCCGATAGATAATTTAATAAACTTCGTAATCATCGATCCCGCGAAAGAGGTTCAGATTCATAATGCTGATACTGCTATTGTAGGAGTAGGGGTCGATCGAACCTCACAGGCGATCTTCATTCGAGATATAGTATCTGGAAAAATGTTCCCAGATCAAATTTATAAAGAAGCTTTTCAAATGATCTACCGCTTGAAGGCTCGAATTCTTGCTGTCGAAGTTACGTCCCTCCATCAGTTTATCTCACAGCCATTTCAGAATGCTATGAGGGTTGAGAATGTATTTGCAGAATACCATGAGCTTAAAGCTGTTGGAAAGAAGGAAGAGAGAATCTCAAGTATGGCTCCTTATTATCGGCAGGGTCAAGTTTATCATAATAGATTAGTCTGCGGGAAACTTGAGGGTCAGCTTATGAGTTTTCCTCGCTCAAAGCTTCTTGACATAATGGATGCAGTTGGATATATCCCTAAACTCTTAGATGATTTTAAGATGTATTTCGACCCTATATTCACTGATCCTGAGGTTGATGAGTTTCAAGATATCACTTATGATAAGTCCTTAAATTTCAAAACAAGAGCCTTGTAACTATATTCAATTTTTAAACATAGGAAAATGATTATGCTTTTTAAAAAAGATGATGATAGAAAGATTTCAAAATTCTCCACAGCATGGACTTCAGATGGTTCTGGTGATGCCACAGTTCTTCTTGCAGATTACAGTGGATATGAGATTGTAGCAGTTCAGACTGTTCCTGGAGAGGATGGAGATCTTGCCACAGACCTTCCAACTGCTGATTATAATGCGACTTTGATTGATGCTTATGGCATGGACTGGTTTTATGAAGAAGGGCTTGATCGAAGTGGAACAGTTGCTGAAGCTTTTTGTAAGGATGGTCAGATACCTTTCCCAGATTCCGCAACTCTTACTATTGATAGTGCTGGTGCGAGTAATCAAGGTATTGTTAATATCTGGATAGCTTAGGAGAACTCATGAGTGATTTTACAATAGCTCCTTATACTGTATCCCCATTTAAAAGTGCTCCTTTTACGACAAACCCTTGGACTGGTATCTCTGCATTTGAGTTCACTAACACAGGTGCAACTATCTCCCCAGTTATCACAGTAACCGGAACGCCTGAGATCCTTTGGACGTGGAGTGATGGCACAACAGATAATGTGGCTAATCCAGGAGTGAAGACGGTTACTGGGACACATACATTACTGGTCACACCTTGGTCTGCGGTTACTATATTTAATTTTGAACTTCAGTTTGTATCAGATATTGTTCTACAAGAATGGGAGGGCTTAGAAGAACTACTTTTTAACAACAATTCTTTTTATAGTACTGTAACTACTTACGAATGGAGCGAGTTAACTGACTTACGATTGGACAATTGCCATATTTCAGGTGTGTTTACTACATGGGAATGGGAAAATCTTGATAGGATATTTATACACGGAAATACTATTTCAGGTTCCTTTGTTTTTAGAAATTGGGATAATTTGGTGCATATTCGGATAAATGAGAATAATATAACATCTTTTGAGGGTAGCTTACAAACACAAGTAAAAGCAACTCTATTTTATTTGCATAATAATAATGTTTCTTCCCAAACTAACATAGATAAAGTGTTATCTGATCTGCTTGTTAATGCTGCGGCTGCACTTAGATGGGGTTCTGCGGCTACTGTTGCCCTATCTGGAGCTAACATGTCAGCACCTTCGGCAGCAGGTATAGCAGATGCCGCAACATTGGTGGCAACATATGGTTGGACAGTAACTCACGAGTAAGGAGATAATAATAATGGCTGTACCCGAAGTAAAAATAGAAATAATAAAAGATAAATCTTTTTCTAAGACTCTTACAAAAGAAAAGTCTTGGAGATTAATTTATGATGACGCTGATGAAGTCACTCATCTCTTTGAAAGCTCAGGCGTAACATACACACCTGGTGTCATGAAGTGCTTCGAGACAAATGAAGAAGCTGGGGCAGAGATTGAGAGTAAGTACTTAAAATGTCATAAGGCTGTGATAAAAGATGAAGTTGTTGAGAGTTTAACAGAGCTTAAAACTAACACTGCAATAGCATTGAAAGCAGGAGAAAAGATATTTTACTCTGCTGATCTTGATGATTTTAAGGTATACGCACGTGAACAAAAGTTAGATATTGAGAAGGTCAGAGATATTTTATTTAAAGATGTTATTAAGATGGCAACTGAGATAAAGTAGGTAATTAAATGACAGTAATTAGAATTATTTAAATTTGAATGGATACTGGGAGTTTACGACTATGGATTGGAAGGAATTTTGTAGTTATTTTATTAGCGGGCTGTCTTTTCTTATAAATAAAATTCCTCATACATGTGAGGAGTGGACGAGTTTTTTCATAATGGTTACGGTTATAGTTACATTTTTCTTTATAACACTCCCAAGAGCTCTGTTTACTAAGAGATATCTATATAAAAAAAGTAAGATAGCGGGAGCGGGAGATGATAAAGAAGATACTCAGGATTTATTAGATGAAGTTTCAAGAACATCTTATAATAACTTTTAAGATTCTATCGAGGAGAGCGAATAATGCCATCTCAGATAATTATAGATCCAGGGCATGGGGGTTTAGATAACGGAGCTTCTTATGGTTATGAGGATGAGGATGATGCGAATCTTGCCATTGGATACTATCTCAATTACGAACTATCATTAGCAGGGATTAAGAATACTATGACTCGGGAGAAGGATGAAGATGTTTCTCTTGAGCAGCGTGTTATATTAGCTAATGTAAAGAACCCTAAATTATTCATATCCCTTCACTGTGATGCTTTTCATGATCATACAGTCTCTGGAATGACAGTTCATGTTTATAGACACCCTTCAGCATTTGCTCTTTATGCTGCGAATATAATAGTGTCTCAGTTAAAGTTAAATTTTCCTGATCAGAAGCATAGAGGGATAAAGAAGAGTAATTTTGAGGTACTTCGGGATACTACTATGCCAGCTGTCTTAGTTGAGTGTGAGTTCTTAAGTAACTTTAAGTCTCGAGAGTTTCTTAAAGAGCCTGAGAATAGAAGATCCTTAGCACGTGTTTTAAAAAATAGTTGTTTCAGTTATTTAGATTATCGAGGAATCTAATGAATATACTAACAAATAATGAGATCCTTAATATTCCAGAAGAAGATCTTCCACTATTAGTTCTAAGCTTTAATTACAGAAGTGTTATTTCATCTTTAATTAATATAAGAAAGAAATCTCACTATAACCATTTCATGATTTATCATAAGCCAGGATTCTTTGCTTCACAAGGAGCCTCTTTTACTGAGGAGCCTGTAGAAGATTATCTCACTCATCATAGATTAAAGTTCTGGCATAACCCTGAATGGACTTTTATAGATAAGAAACGGATGCAGAATCAGATTAAAAAATGGCTAGCAGTTGGGAAGCTTAAATCAAGATATGATTGGGTAGCTATTATAGGGCAGTTAATTGGAATTAAAAGTCTTCAAAATCCTTATACACGAATCTGCTCTGACTATGCAGATATATTAGAAATTGCTGACCTTAATTATGATCTTTCTCATCCAGCTCCAAATGACGTTAATAATTGGTTGAAGAGTTATTCTATGTATCAAGTTTATGGTAGATACTTAGTGGATTAATCTATATTCAAAATTTAAACAAAGGAGATTGGAACTATGAATATTATAAAGTGGGCAAAAGAAAAACAGTTGGTTAAGAAAGCTAAAAATAAAAAGATTCGAAAACAGCTTAATAAAAATATGCCGAAGATTGCTAAGCGGCCAGATGTAATGGGGACTATCGCAAGGAGAAAAGAACAGCATAGAAAACTTTTAAAGGAGATTTCTAAATAAATCATGCCTAGAATCCTACAACTAAATGAAGGACAGTCTACAGTGCCTTTATCTAACACTCATTATGACTATGATTATCCTGATAAATTGAATCTTAAGCCTGGAAGTAAACTTCATGAAAAGATAAAGACTGAGGTATTACGAAGAGCTTCTGATTCTGCTGGACAAATGTCCGGGCGATTTGCTTCATGGAATAATATAGATGATACGTTGGTTAGTTATATAGATACTGATAGTGCTGAAGATGCAATTCAGGAAAAAGATCACAGAAAACCTGTATCTATTGTTTACCCGTACTCTTACGCTATCATGGAAACTCTTCTGGGTTATTTCATTTCTGCTTTCTGTCAAGAGCCTTATTTTAGATATGAAGGAGTTTCTGCAGAGGATGTTATTGGGGCAATTCTTCTGGAAAAGATTGTTGATCTTCATTGTAATAAGTGGAAGATCCTCTTGAATCTTCATACAATGTTTAGAGATTCTTTTGCTTATGGATTTGGGATTGTAGCTCCTTCATGGAAGAAGAAATTCGGAAAGAGGATTATTTCAGTAGCTCAGGGAAGATCTTTTGAAGATTCTCTACTCTTTGAGGGGAATGCTTTATCTAACATTGATCCTTATAAATGTCTTCCAGATCCAAACGTATCAATAAGTAATGTTCAGGATGGGGAGTACTTCGGTTGGGTAGATTCGACAAACTATCTTGATCTTTTATCAGAAGAGCAGTATTCTGATGGAAGGATATTTAATACAAAGTATTTGAGGCAGCTTAATGGTAAAAGAACTTCTATATATACCACAGATAACTCTCGGCGAAATAGAAATATTGGGATGTCTGCAGCAGATTCGAATATAGGAAATCCTTATGATCAAATTTATATGTACATTAAACTTATCCCAAGGGAGTGGGAATTAGGTAAGAGTGAGTATCCTGAAAAATGGCTCTTTAGTTTGGCATCTGATCAGGTAGTTACAAAAGCTCAGCCTCTTGGGATAGGTCATGGGATGTTTCCGATAGCTGTTGCGGCTCCTGATTATGACGGATACGGGATAACTCCTGTGTCAAGACTTGAAACTCTTTATGGTCTTCAGCATACTCTTAACTGGATGTTTAACTCTCATGTGCAGAATATTAGAAAGGTAATTAATGATACTCTTATTGTTGATCCTTACCTAATCAATGTTCCTGATATTGAAGAAGCTCGAGAGGGCGGAGTAATTAGAACCCGTAGACCTGCTTGGGGAAGGGGTGTTAAGGATTCTATAATGCAACTTGCTGTGTCAGATGTAACACGCGGCCACGTTGCAGATGCATCTATCATTCGAGATGCGATGGATAAGATAGGAGCAACNGATAGTTGGACAATGGGGAGTCTTAGATCATCNGGTCCTGAGAGNCTTACAGGAAAGGAATTTGAGGGAACTCGNCAAGGTGGCTTTACTCGTTTAGAACGAGTTGCTAAAATTGTTGGAGTGCAGGCAATGCAAGATATTGGTTATATGTTTGCTTATCATACTCAGCAGTTCATGACAGAGGAAGTTTATATTAAAACTACTGGCAGAAGTCAAGAACGTTTAATGATGGAGTATGGTGATACTACTCATCTCAAAGTTTCTCCTTATGATCTTTTAATTGATTATGATCTTAAGGTTCGAGATGGGAGTGTTCCAGGAGGGAACTATTCTGGGGTTTGGGAGAATATGTTTAAACTTCTCACTGAGCATCCTGAGCTTCAGCAGAAATTTGATATCATGAGAATCTTTAAGCATATTCTCAGAAATAATGGGGCGAAGAATACTGAGGAATTTATTAAGGTCCAACAACTTCCTGACGAACAGGTTGCAAATCAGGTTCAAGATGGAAATATTGTTCCGTCTACTATAATGGGAGGTCAGTAATGAGTGATCAGATTAGAGAACTTAGTACTACTAAGGATCAGTTAAGTGAATTTATTAAATATTCTCCTATATGGAAAGATCTAAAATACGAACTAAATGCCTGGCTTACAGATATTAGAAATCAATTAGAAAATTCTGATGGAAATATAAGTCCAAGAATCATGGATAGACTTGGTGGTAATGCGGAGACTGTTAGAAATGTCTTATCATTGCCAGAAATATTATTAGAATCTTTAAAATAACTATATTCAAATTTTAAACGGAGGTGTTATGAGTAAGGAAGAGCTGAAAGAAGCTGCAGAAAAGGAAGAGAGAGAATTATTAGATGAATTAGATGAATTAGATTCTCTTTATTTGGATGATACTGATGATACTGATACTGATGCCGATGATACTGATGATGATGCTGATACCGATAAAGATACCGGAGGATCTGAGGATGATAATGAATCTAATAAGGAGAGTGATAAAGATGAGTCGGAAACGGATTCAGAGAAAGAGTCTAAAGAAACTTCAGAAGAAGAGGAGAAAGAATCTACAGAAGAGTCTGAAGACTCTGAAGAAAAAGAAACGTCAGAAGATGCTCGATACGAGAAACTCTTAGCTCAGATAGATGAACTCAAAGGTAAGCTTGCTGAGAAGTCTCCTGAAAAGGCTCCAGAAATTGAAGAGGTTGATTTTTTGGCTGAGATTTCTTTAGATGATTTAGGATCTGATTCGAGTCTTTTAAATAAAGTATTTAACAGGGTACTTAAGGAGGCTGTTAAGAATTCTTCTAAAGCTACCCCTCAGATTATTAGCAAGCAGGTTGAGGAATCTTTATCTATTCATGAGATCGCTGAACAGTTTTATAAAACAAATAAAGACCTATCAAACGTTAGAAATGTAGTAAAGGCATGTGCAAAGCAGATTATTTCTGAGCATGAAGATTGGAAAATAGATCAGATTTTAGAGGAGTCTGCAAAAAGAACTCGAGAATCTTTAGGAATTCCAATCCCTGATACTTCAAAGGCTTCTGTAGATTCTGATATTTCTGATATAAATAATGCCTCTTTTTCAGGGGGTTCAAGAGGCTCAAGACAGGCTATTAAAAAAGATTCTGCACTTCAGCAGGAACTTGATGAGATGTAAGGAGGAGTTATTATGAGTAGAGAGGTAGAAAGTAATGTAAACACTCAGCATGATCTGGAGGGGATTCCTCGTCATATTCTGTTGGAGACAGGGGCATTGACATATCAGATGAGGGTAAGTGACACTGTTCTGATTGTTATATCTTCTGGAGCAGATGCGGCTGGAATTGTAACACTTCCTTCCTTGGCAGAAGCGGTTGGAAAGTTCTATTTTATCAGTGCGCCTACGGGAGCTACTGGTGGAGATGTTTCCCTTTATGAGAAGGAAACTGGGGCAGAGCTTACAACCTACGGAGATCTGGATGCAGATGATGATCATGTTATTCTGTTTTCTGATGGAACAAAGTGGCGAGTTGCCTTAGACGGTGTCGCTTAAGGGGGGCTTTAAATGAGGATTGGAAGAAATACTTTAAAAACTCTTTTTAATGTTGAAGCTTTGACAGGGGATACAGATGTAGATATTAGTGCGGCAGATTATACTGCGTTTGTAGATCTTCTGACAATTACTGCTCCGATAGACGGGCTTCAGAACTGTCGAATAGATATTGATGTAAATAAAGCTACTACTGGATTGGATACTGTAGCGACTGCCGCAGATACTTTTGACGCCTGTGCTGTTATAGCTGTTGATGATACTAATTATCGATTACTGCAGAGTGGTACGCAGATAACAGCTAACGGAGATGCGTCTCTTGAAATGAGTGAGAATGGGTGGAGTTTTGATATTGG